CAACAAACGCCGGAAGCACAGGAACTGGCGGAGGTACGGTCTCTTTCAAGTACTTAGCTTCCCCCGGACCAGAAGATGCATCGTTTGAATATGGTTGGGGTGTTGGAGTATATCAAGCGGGAGGAAACTACACGAGAGGATGGAGTCAACCAGCATCAGAAGCTGTTGAGATCTTTTTAAGAACTTGGACTTTTGATAATTTTGGGGAAGACCTTATAGCTTCATTTCAAGGAGGACCGCCCATTTATTGGGATGCCTCAGACGGAATAGGAACAAGAGCTTTCTTCATAGATCAGGCTTATGTTACCGCTAACACTGCATATACTGGAGGACAAACAAATACCCCTCCAGCGAAAGTTCAAGGAGTGTTTGTATCAACACCAGATAGACACCTTGTGTGCTTTGGTGCAGACGATCCCATGTCGGTCCAATGGTCTGACCAAGAGACCATAGCAACGTGGACAAAGTTTGATGAGACAAACACGGCTGGAAGAACACTTTTAAGTGGTGGAACGAGAATTATAGGGGCAAGAAAAACAAGGGGTCAAACCTTAATTTTTACCGATAACTCTGTTCACTCAATGGTTTTTCAAGGCCCACCTTATACATTTGGGTTTAGAGAAGTTGCTAGTAAGTGCGGACTTGTAAGTCCACAGGCAGTGGTTGATGTTAATGGTATTGTGTACTGGATGAGCTATGAGTCATTTTTTGTTTTTGACGGCTCAGTCCGCCCTCTTCCCAATCCTGTAAACAATTATGTATTTAATGATTTTAATCATGTTCAAGCCAATAAAGTTGTTTCTGGAATTAACAAAGAGTTTAGTGAAATCTGGTGGTTCTATCCAACGAAAGGCGTAACGGACGAAAGCACTAATCACACGGCTGGTGGCATAAACAAGGAAAACAATAGATATGTAAAATACAATTTTGCATTAAATTGTTGGGATGTTGGTACGTTTACAAGAACGGCATGGGCTGACCAAAATGTTTTTGACAATGATCTAGCCGCAGATGCTGATGGGTATATTTACAAGCATGAGGATGGAACTTCAGATGCTGGATCGCCAATCAACTCATTTGTTGAGTCTGGAGAATTTGATATTGGAGATGGAGACCAAGTTCAGCTTATAACAAGAATATTGCCTGATATCTCCATAACTGATTTTATTACTGGGGGAGGAACCGTAAGAGATGAGACCGCAAAAGTTACGTTAAAGTCAAGGAAAGACTCTCTTGGGGATCAAACAACAAAAGGTCCATTCACAATAAGAACGAGAGACGTAACAATTGATGGAGTTGATTACGCAAAAACTCCCCGAATAAACCCAAGAATAAGAGGTCGTCAAATGTCAATGAAAATTGAGAGTGATGGTCTGTACGATATTTGGAGGCTTGGAGATATGAGACTAGATGTAAAACCTGATGGAGAACGATAATGGGAACATCAAGAAGTACACCAGCTCCCCTACCCCGATTTTTAAGCACAAGGCAGACACCGCCTGATTTTACTAGCAATGAATACAGAATGGAAAAGTGGGCTGAACAACTTGTAGACGATCTTGATAGAGAGCTTGCCGATTTAAACTTGGCGGCAAACACAGGGTCTCGTGCCGCTAAATTTCAAACATCTAACGTAACTATAACTAAGAGCTTAAATCCTACATCTGCATCAACAGCGGATGTGGCGAATGTATTAGGCTCATTGATAAACGCTTTGAAAGAGCGAGGAGTGATAGCATAATGGGTTTTAATTGTTCAAGTGATTCAACGCCTGACAGTGGAATAATGAGAATGGGTCGAGGTGGATTACCTTCCTACAGCAAATCAATGGTAAATGCTTTAGGGTCAAATGCTACTTTTGATGACAAGTATGAAGCTGGTACTCAAAGCAGAAGATCAGTTAATGCTAAGGATGACAAGAAAACACCCTATCTAGTTAGCAAAATGAATAACATTAATAACAATACGGTTGGTGTTGGTGGAGATGAACAATTCATGTATGACATGGGTTATTCTGGTGATTTCGGAGGAGTAGGAAGGTCACCAGATGTAGGGGACAATCAAACGCAAATGGCAAGGATGGGCTTTATAGACCCACCAGACCCATACCCTGTCTCTTCTATGTCTCAAGGAATATCTGACATCAATAGGGAGAATTCTCTATATTATCCATCAAACACTCTTCCCCTCGGTAATGATAGTTCTTCCAAATCAAGTGGAGATAAAAAAGTTAAATCTTCCTCTACTCCTAAAACAAACGAAAGATCGTTCTTTAACAGGATGACTGATATAAATAACGATGGAAATGTTGGTTTTTTGGAAACAATGGCTATGATGTCTGGGATTAGCCCCTTCATTGGAGCGGCTTCCTATGGGTATGATGCCCTGAAAAACTCCGGTTTAGGCGGATTTAGAACTTCTGACCAGTCAAACAATGCTTCCTCGACCTACGGAGGGTCGATTGATCCTACATCTACTGAGTATCAGAAGCTGGTAGAGCAACAAGAAACGTATCTTGCAAAGAAAAAAGCTGAAAATGATGGCAAGGATGGGCTTTATAACCTTTTCGGTTTGCAGAGTGCCGAAGATCAAGCGGCAAATATAATGCGTAGTCAAGAAGCTATAGAAAGATCTAAAAACAAAAAAGATAAAAAGCCTGTGGGAATTGAAACAATAGCAGATGAAGTCTCTGATGACACTATGATTAATCCTGAGACTGGTGAAGCCATGACCAGAGGAACTCAGTATATTAAAAATCCACTTTCGCTTGAAGAATGGTTAGCAAGCCAAGGCTATACAATGGCTGATTATGGAATAAAGACAGGGACATATCAAAACTATATTGAGAAGCCAAATACTTATATGGCTCATGGAGGGCCAGCAAATCCAAGATATATGTCAAAAGGTGGTCCAACAATGTTTGCTTGGACTGACGAAGCTAAATCCTTTATTAATGATTTGATTGATAACAAAGGGTATACGGCTCAAGAAGCCAACGATCACATATGGGAAGTGATGCCTCGTAGTTTCATTAATAAATATGAGCGTAAGAGCATGGGTGGCCTACCCAGACAGCCTAGCGGTGAAGTCAAAGGGCCGGGTGGACCTAAAGATGATTTAGTAGGTCCAATTCTATTGAGCAATAAAGAATATGTTATGCCTATAGAGCAAGTTAAAATGGCTGGGGGAGGTAACTACCAGACGGGAATTAATCGTCTGGAGAAAGATCGAAAGAATGCCCTCCAGAACTATTCCTAGAATAGCAACAAAAGACGACACTTCGAAAATATATAAACTTCTTTTAGACATGCATTCAGAGTCCAAAATGGGCAGTGTGAATAAGTCTAAAGTTTTAGAAAAAATACTTCATGTATTTCACAACGGAATAATAATTGTCACTGAGACCAACGAAGAAATCTCAGGAACAATGGGATTATTGCCATTTGACTTCTGGTGGTCTGACGACAAGGCATTAGGAGATCAATGGCTTTTTGTAAGTAAAAAGTATCGCAGTACGAGATCATTTCAAACCTTAATTAGTTCTGCCAGAAAAATCTCTCATGAAGCAAAATTACCATTGTTACTCGCTAACTTTGGGAAGGTTGCCGAAGAGAGAAAATCTAAGCTGTACGGGCGTTTGGGTGTTAAAATGGGGACAACGATTATGACTGGGTACAAACCTCAGTCTTTTGGAGAATAATATGGGACTTTTTGGCGGCGGCACGAGTACATCTACAACATCAATAGAAATGCCTGACTATATGCAGGAGGCCATGAAACAAATCATGGCAGATGCGGGGGTGCTTTATGGTCAAGACCAGCAACTATATGGTCAACCAAGAATAGAAGGGTTCAATGTCGATCAGCTAGGTATTCAAGACGATATAAGAAATTACACTGGATACACTGACGATATAAATACTGCCATTACAGACTTGCAGGGCATCAGTGGGGATTATACAGCCGATACGATTACTGGTGATAAATTTACTGGGGCTAATGTTAATGATTATATGAATCCTTACATTAGTAATGTTTCTGATATCGCCAAACAAAAAATAATGGATCAAGCGGCCATAGCCGAACAAAAACTTGGTGCAGATATTGCCTCAAAAGGTGCATTCGGAAACAGCAGAGCTTCTGCAATGCAAGCAAGGGGAGAAAGCGATTTACAAGACAGGCTGGCTCAGGTGGACGCTGACCTTCTCTATAAAGGTTATGGGCAAGCGGCTGACATTTTTGGCAAGGATGCGGATAGAGGATTAAAAGCTGATCAGCTTAGTGGGGCTTTTGGTCTTGAGGCTGAAAAGCTTAACAACCTTACCGACATGAATGTTGCGTCTGGGATAGCTGGCTTAGCTAACAGTGGTCAAAGCTTATTCTCTGGAGAGATGGGACTAAAAGGAGCAAGTGCAGACGCTACTCAATCTATGGGTCAGGCAACAAAAGACTTGGCGTATGGCGACTTCATGGATCAACAAGCACAGCCTTATAATGCGATGAATTATTACTCAGGTATCTTGCAAGGTCTTCAACCGGGGACGCCGACAACAACTACGACGACAAACCCAGCACCTTCAGCACTTCAGCAAGCGGCTGGACTCGGCATAAATGCGTTAGGCATGTATGGATATGGGGGAGGCTTCAGTCCCACAGGCTTTAGCATGAACAATATGTTCCCGCAGTATTAAGGAGAGCATAATGGCAATTAACCCAGCAAAAATTCAAGGCGTACTTTCAAAAGCATCAGACCAGCAATTAATGCAGATGCTTCAAAGGCCAGACAAAATACCTTCAATGTTTATTCAGCAAGAGATAGCTCGACGCAAGCAAATGCGTCAGGCCCAAAAAGCTGAACAAGCATCTTTAAACTTACCACCTTCTGAAATGGCCCAGCAAGGAACTCAAGTTCCTAGGCAACAAATGCAAATGCAATCTCCAATAAAAATGGGAAGAGGGGGTCGTCCTGAGTATGGAGACTTAACTGACCCAAAGAATGCATTTCCGGGGTCCAGTTTAAATTATGGAGACCCAGTTAGAGAAAGAGTGGAAGTAGACCCTTTAGGATTAAATCTTCCAGTTGGACCCTCCGCATTAGAACAATTGCAAGCAAAAATAGGACCAATAAATCAAGTGCTAAAAGGCGGAGCAACGGTTCCATTAGCTAACAACCAGCCGTCAGCAATAAATTTAAATGTAGGCACTTCTGTTGAGGAAATGGCTCCTATAGAAATTCCTGACATGCTTCAAAACTACAGGCGTGTTCTTGAAAAAGAAGCTACGAAGAATAATAGTGAGGCTTTTGAGAGTTCTGAGATCCAAAACCAATTAGCAAAATCAATACAAACTGACGAATTGAAATTAAATAACATCAATCCGCTTGAATTGATCAGTCAGAAGATAGCTCCTCAACGGCTTGAAACTCGTGCGGCAACAAGACCAACGAACTTATCACCAGCTCAAATAGGAGCAATGCGAACAAACAGGCAAGATCAACAGCTTTCTAACTTAACTTCTGCCCCAGCTTCACAAACAAATAACTCTGGAGTTCGGTCGTTGTTAGATACTCCCCCTGCCAATGTGGCTAGACAAAGCATAAATACATTTAAAGAACCGCTGATGAATAGAGTTTTACCATTTGCAAAACAATATAAGAAATCTACAGAAAAAAAGCCTCTTATTGAAAGGCCAGTAGAAGAAAATCCTTTTGCAGATCAAATTCAAAACATAATAAAAAATAACAATGGTGGTGACATTGACGCACTAGACCGTTTTGGCAAATATCTTGTAAGAAAAAAACAGAATGTGCGAAATCCTAATGACAATAAGGATGATTACTATGAAATGAATTCCAACCCTCCTTTTGCTCGAAAACCTGACAATGCAACACTAAACTCATTTACCACAAGTAAAGCAATAGATGAAAAAACTGAAATTGCAAAAGAAGAAGGGGTGCTTCCAGAAGATTGGTATGAGATGAATTCCACATCCTCTGGAATAACAAGTCAATCTAACTCTGGGATAACAAGTCAATCTAAAAATAAAAAGATTTTTTCAGATAACAAGTCCCCCGGAATGGAAAGTATTTTAAATACAATTAAATCTATTGGAAATTCCGATTCTCCAGACTCTCCAGAAGCAAAACAATTTAAACTTAATGACGAAAAACTTCAAAGCCTTCAACAGGGCTTAATGGATGCAATGAAGCCTCAAGCATCTGCGTCACAACGGTTCTTTCAGTTGGTATCAGAGTTTGGAGCAAAGGTAGCTTCATCTGACAGGCCGGGATTTATGGCGGCGGCTGGTCAAGCTATGGATGAAACAATGAAGTCTATGCAAGGCATGAGAGATGAAGATCGTGCCATGTTTATTAAGAGAGCGCAACTTGGTGTCGAGTTTGAGTTGTCCAGAAGACAGAATGATTTGGACATGATGAAGTTTATGGCAGAGCGAAATGATGCTGGCGCAATTAGAGAGTTAAGAAAGAATGAACTTCTTTTGAGAGCCGCGTCAGATAATCAAACTTTTGGCCTTAACCTCGATAAAGCCGCAGAGACCGAGAGATCAAATCTTGTCAACGAAAAAATTCTAAGAGATAGAATAGAACAGGATAGAGTTGAGGCGAGTAATGTCGCAAATAGAAACAAAATTACTAGTCTGGCAGACGCTTTAAAAATCTTACAAGAGCAAGCCCAAGATTCAATGACTGACCCCGAAAGAATTCCGCAATTACAAAATGATATAACAAGTATTATTAATGAAATGCAAAGACTTGGGGGAATTACCCCTTCAACTGCTCCAGTAGTAGATAAGATTTTTGAATAATGAGTGAGTTACTTCAAAAACTACGCAAAGAATATCCTATGTATTCTCAGGTAGGTGATGGTGATCTGTTGGAAGGATATAGATCGAAGTTTCATCCTGATCTTTCGGCTGAACAGCTTAATGACAAATACATAAGAAAGCTCAAAGACGAGCGAGGGATTATGGAGTCTGGGATTGGTGGTCTTAAACGAGGGTGGACAAACCTAAAGGCAAGCACCGTAGACATCATTCCAGCTATGATTGGTGATGCTATTGGTGCAGACGATTATCGAGATCGTCAGATTGCTGAATACCAAGAAAAGATGAGAGCTAATCAAGAAGACAATCCAACACAATTTAGCTCTTACACAGATGTTGAAAATGTAGGAGACGCTCTTAAATATGGGGCTGAAACTATTGGTGAGTTTCTTCCATCAATAGCTACATCGTTAACTGGTGTCGGTCTTGCTAGAACCGTTATTGGAAAAACAGCGGCGGCAACAATGCTTGGGGCTTTCGGTGGTTCTGGAATTCAAA